GAGGAAGGACGCCGGTTTGCTTCCGCAGCGGACGTAAAAGTCGCGGATATGAACGCCGAAGCACCCGTTGGCACCACATTAGCCATTTTAGAACGCTCGATGAAGGTGATGAGCGCGGTGCAGGCCCGCTTACACGCCTCAATGCGTAAGGAATTGCGCATTTTATCGGGCATTGTTCGTGATTTTGGTCCCACCGAGTACCCGTATGAGTTGATCGGTGATGAATTGACCACCGAAGACTTCGATGATCGCGTTGATATCATTCCGGTGAGCGATCCGAACGCCGGAACACTGGCGCAACGCATTATGCAATATCAGGCGGCGTTACAATTGGCTGCTCAGGCACCGCAAATGTACGATTTACCGCTGTTACACCGGCAAATGCTGGAAGTTTTGGGTATTCGGGACACCGAAGACATCATTCCTGATGAAGATGTCATTAATCCGAGTGATCCTATCACCGAAAACATGCATATTATCAATGGTGAGCCGGTAAAAGCCTTTATTTATCAAGATCATGAAGCTCATATCCAGGCGCACATCTCTTTGGTGCAAGATCCCAAGATTTTGGAGTTGATCGGTCAAAGTCCGACTGCTCAAGCGACTGAGGCGGCGATGTCAGCGCATATTTCCGAGCATGTGGCCTTCCAGTACCGCCGTGAGATTGAAAAAGAACTCGGTGTGCCATTACCATCACCAGAAGAACCATTGCCTGATGATATTGAGTACCGGTTGTCGCAATTAGTGGCTCCAGCGGCTGAGCAACTGCTTGGTAAGGACCAAAAAGAAGCTGAAATGCAAAAACAGCAAGAACAAGCGGAAGATCCGATTTTACAAATGCAACGCCAAGAACTTGAAATTAAACAACAAGAAGCGCAGGCTAAGGCGCAAGCTGAAATGGCAAAAATTAACCTTGATATCCAAAAAGCGGCAAGTAAGGATGAGTTGGAACGTGCCAGACTGGATTTACAGGAACGTACCGATCGTGCAAAACTGGGTGTGAAGATTGCGGCAGAGAATTCCAAGGAAGAACTGGAAAGTAGAAAGATTGCTGCCAAGTCGGAAATTGAGGGCGCGAAAGTAGGCGTGAATATTGCCAAGGACTTAATGAATGAATGATGCTGCTGTTAAACGTCTTGATCCAGCGCCGGATAACACGCTGGCCTATTTACGGATGCAATTACGGCGCATGATGAATGAAAGTAGCGATCATCTGAGTACAGGTGCTTGCAAGGATTACAGTGAATATGCCCGTTGTTGCGGAGTGGTTGAAGGACTGGCCCTCGCGGAACGGGAATTGCTTGACCTCGAAGAAAGGTTGGAGCGGACATGATTCTCCGCATAAGCGGTGCAGGCGACTCTGGACGCCGTTTTCCAGTGCAAGGTCTTTTTATTAATGGCTAGTTCATTAGCAACAGTAAAAACCGAGCCGATAGATATTGATGAAGCAAGTGCTCGTAAAGCCAGTCAGATGCCGAAGCCGAAAGGTTACAAGATACTGATTGCCTTACCCGAACCAGATGAGAAAACCGATGGCGGTATTATTAAAGCGAAACAAACGATTCATACCGAAGAGGTGGGATCTATTGTGGGCTTTGTTATTGCTATGGGGCCGGATGCTTATAAAAACGCCGAGCGTTTCCCGTCAGGTCCGTTTTGTGAAAAGGGCGATTGGATCGTGATGCGTGCGTATTCAGGTACGCGGTTTATGGTTCATGGCAAGGAATTTCGGTTGATTAATGATGACAGTGTGGAAGCTGTAGTTGAAGACCCGCGAGGTATCGTAAAGGTATGAGCGAATCAGAAAATGTCGTTGAGAGCGGCGCACAAGGTACGCATTCAGCAGAAGAAAAATTCTTTGGGGTGCGTACGAAGATAGGTAAGCGGTCTGAAGATCAAACCGAAAATAAGTCCGAGTTTGATATTGAGATTGTGGATGATCGTCCTCTTGAAGATCGTCCTTTCCCCAGGACTAGTAAGTCTGTTGATAGCGATGATTATGGGGATACTGATGATAAGGAACTGGATGGTTACAGCAAGAAAGTTCAAAAGCGTATTGATAAGCTGCGCTTTGCACAGCATGAGGAGCGTCGTCAGAAGGAAGAAGCTCAACGGTTGCGTGATGAAGCGGTTAATTTCGCTCAACAGCAGGTTGGCAGAAATCAGGAGATGGAAGCTCTTATTCAGCGCGGTGAAGGTGCGTTAATTACGCAAGTAAAAGAACGGGCTAAACTGGCAGTTGATAAAGCTAAATCAAGTTATCGAAAGGCTTATGAAGAAGGCAACACTGATAACGTGGTTGATGCGCAGGAGAATATGATCAGAGCGCAGTCGGAGCTTAATGAAGCCGAGCAATACGAAAGAAATTTACCTGACCCTAATCAGCTTGCGCAACAGCAGGCGGCTTATCAGCAACAGCAACAAATTGCATATCAGCAACAGCAACAAGCTGCATATCAGCAACAGCTTCAGCAGCAGGCTGCTGCCCAGAAGCCTCCGCAGCTTGATGAGAAGCAAAAAGTGTGGGCTGAGGAAAATAAATGGTTTGGTGATCCTAAAGAAAAGTTGATGAGTGCGGTTGCTTATGCCTTACATGAAACGGCAAAGGGCGACCTTCATATGGATCTGAAATCGGATGAGTATTATGATTACATTAACACGGGAATGCGGAAACAATTTCCCAATTACTCTTGGTCGGATCAAGGTGGAACTGGACAATCCGCGACCGCGACGACCAGGAGAGCTTCGGCAACGTCGGTTGTTGCACCGTCCGCAAGGAATAACGGTGCAAGGCCACGCAAAGTGCGGTTGACGTCCACTCAAGTCTCCCTCGCTAAGAGACTGGGGTTAACGAATAATCAGTATGCCAAACAACTTGCAAAGGAGATGGCAAATGGATGAGCGCACCGATAGGTCTCACGATACTCGTGAAGATTTTGTCCGAGAGGATGACTCTTGGATTCCATCTTCTGTGTTACCGACTCCAGATCCGCAGAATGGTTGGAGATTCAGATGGATTAGAACCAGTACGCTGGGCCAAACTGATGATACCAACGTATCTAGGAAATTCAGGGAAGGATGGGTCCCCGTAAAAAGGGATGATCATCCGGAACTGAAAATTACCTCTGATATCAATTCCCAGTTTGAAGGGAATATTGAGCAGGGCGGGTTACTTTTGTGCAAAGCGCCCGAAGAGAAAATGAAGGCACGCACAAAACATTTTAATGAGGTGGCACGAAGACAAATGGAATCTGTGGACAGTAACTACATGAGAGAGAACGACCCGCGTATGCCTTTGTTGAGACCGGAGAAAAGTACGCGCACCACCTTTGGGAAAGGCTAACGCCTTTTAATATTAACAGTAGCAATTAGGAGAAATCAAAATGGCTACAAGTGCGACACCAAATGGTGCGGAACCTGTTGGTACTTGTTCAAGCAGCGGCTCCTTTACAGGAAAAGTTGTTCATATCAAGATTGCCAGTGCGTATGGCACCGCTATTTTCTATGGAGATTTTGTGAAGCTGGTTACAGCCGGTACGATTGAATTGGATACCGGAACCTCTGCACTAACTTCTATAGGAATATTTCTAGGTTGTAAATATACTGATTCGAGTACATCTCAACTGACGTTTAATCAGACTTGGCCTGCCTCAATGGCAGCTTCAGACGCAGCAGGTTATGTGCTGATTGACCCGGATGTCCTGTTCAAAATGCAGGGCGATGCTACTATTGCTCAGACTGGCTTGGGCGCTAATTTCTCCGTCATTCAGACGGCGGGATCAACGACCATTGGCAGGAGCAAGAACGCTTGTGATGCTTCGACAGTTGCAACCACCAACACCTTCCCGATTCGGCTCGTCGATTTTGTTGACGGCCCGAAAAGTACGGTTGGTGACACCTACACTGATGGCATTTTCCGCTTTAATGCGGGGCATCAGTTAACCAATACTACAGGCATATAAGGAGAACTTAGCATGGCTATTTCAAGAGCACAGATGCTCAAAGAACTCCTGCCGGGGCTTAACGCCCTTTTTGGCCTGGAGTATGAGAAGTACTCTGATGAGCACACTGTCATTTATGACACGGACTCATCTGAGCGTTCTTTTGAAGAAGAAGTGAAGTTGAGTGGGTTTGACGCTGCTCCGGTGAAGGATGAAGGTGCTGGTATCTCATATGATTCAGCGCAGGAAGCCTTTACGGCACGATACAACCACGAAACGATTGCAATGGGATTCGCGATTACAGAGGAGGCGATGGAAGATAATCTTTATGACTCGCTATCTGCTCGCTATACCAAGGCACTCGCTCGTGCAATGTCGTACACGAAGCAGGTTAAGGCTGTCAATCCGCTTAACAACGGTTTCACTAATAGTTATCAGACAGGTGATGGAGTTAATTTCTTCACTGCGTCCGGTGACGGTGTAACCGGCGGTGGCGGGCATCCGCTCGTCAGCGGAGGCACGAACGATAACCGTCCGTCAACGGCGGCAGATCTCAACGAAACCTCATTGGAGGCAGCAATCGTAACAATCGCTGCCGTGACCGATGAGCGTGGACTTCTGATCGCGGCTCGTCCGAAACGGTTGTTGGTGCCACCGGCCTTGATGTTTACAGCTACGCGACTGCTTGAGTCAGATCAAAGAGTTGCTACGGCTGATAATGACATCAATGCTGTGCGTAGTCTTGGAGCAGTACCTGAAGGTTATTCGGTCAATCATTACCTGACTGATTCGGATGCCTGGTTCATCGTTACTGATGTACCAAATGGTATGCGCCACTTCGAGCGTACCGCGTTGGAAACTTCAATGGACGGTGACTTCGATACTGGCAATGTGAGATACAAAGCCAGAGAAAGGTACTCATTCGGGGTGAGTGATCCATTGGGAATGTACGGATCGCCGGGTGCGTAATTAGCTCGGAATATGGGGAGCGGTACTTGCTTGATATGATATAACTTGTAAGTTATCGCTCTCTTTTTCCTGACTGTCGCAATAATGCGGCAGACACTAGCCAAGACAGGAGAAAGACATGGCTAACACAACTTTTAACGGCCCAGTTAGGTCTGAAGGCGGCTTTGAGCAAATCAGTAAAGCTGCTGGAACCGGCACGGTCACAAACAATTTCGACATCGACTCAAGCGGAAATGTATCTGGTTCGGGTACGTTGAAGCTAACCGGAGCGGCGAACATCCTCTCTGACTATGAGTCAATCACAGCAGCAACAAAAACTCTGACATCAGCCGATACTGGAACCGTTTTTGGTTTTAACAGAGCGGGTGGTATCGTGGTTACGTTGCCTACTCCGGCAGCGGGAATCGTTTACAAATTTCTCGTTGAAACAACCTTTACTGGGGCGGGACAGATCAAAACAGCGACGACTGATGGAACCGATGGGTTTCTAGGTACGGCGTTCCTGTTTGATACAGGCGAGATTGGCGAAACAGATAATTTTCATCCGGCATCCTCTAACGACATTATTGATCTAGGTGAGGTGGAGCAAGGCTGGTTAACAGGTGGATGGATATTACTTACTGGCGTTAACACTACCACTTGGTGGGTTGAGGCATTCCTGATGGGTGATGGAACATTAGCCACACCATTTGTTGATAGCTAATAGTTGATTGATTTTGGGTGGGGCTTCGGCCTCACCCAATTATTCATACAGGAGAAATGAAATGGCTGATGCTGTAACAAGCCAAACAATTCAAGATGGTGCCCGTCATGTGGTGATGAGTTTTACCAATGTCAGTGATGGCACCGGAGAATCTGCGGTCAAAAAAGTGGATGTCTCGGCGCTGGGTTCTGACCCTGTTACGGGTAGTGCTTGTAGCACCGTGGCTATTCAGTCGGTATGGTTTTCGACCTTGGGCATGAGTGTAAAACTGCTTTGGGATGCTGATGCTGATGTGTTGGCACTGCATTTACCGGCAGATTATGCGGACACGTTGGACATGAGTGAATTTAGTGGTTTAAACAACAACGCTGGCACGGGTGTAACGGGCGATATCATGCTCACGACAGTTGGACATAGTTCAGGAGATGCTTATACCGTTGTTTTGAAAATGGTGAAGCATTATTCTTAGGAGGCAATAATGAGTAGTCTTGAGATTTTTCAGAATGGGACATCTCTTCATCCTGATAGGATAGGAGAGCCTGTTTATCAGATAGGCAAAAAGAACGCAGATGGTGAATACGATATCGTTGTATTCGATGGGATGAGCAAGAAGGAAGCCCAGGCGCGATTGGCTGAAATGCAGCCAAAAGCTCCTAAAGCAAAGCCAGCAGTCAAGGCAGCAGCTAAGCCAGAAGTCAAGGCAGCAGTGAAGAAAAAACCGGCTGTTAAAAAGGCAGCTAAAAAAGCTAAAGCTAAGAAAAAACCATCTAGGAAGCGTTAATGGCAACCAGCGGCACTTACGCTTTTACTCTCGATCTGGCAGATATGATTGAAGAGTCATTCGAGCGGGCGGGACTGGAATTACGCACTGGTTATGATTTTCGTACCGCCAGAAGAAGTATCGATTTATTGATGCTGGAATGGCAGAACCGTGGCTTGAATCTGTGGACCATACAGGAAGGCACGACGTCAATCACCGCAGGTACAGCCCGTTATGCACTATCCAGCGATATCGTCGATATTATCGAAGCCTATATTCGTACCGATTCAGGCGATAGCAGCAAACAGTTTGATCAAGTGCTGACGCGGGTTTCGATTAGTCAGTATTCGCATTTATCCAATAAGTTGAATGAGGCGAAGCCGTTGCAGTATTGGCTTGAGAAAGATCCATCTGCGATTGCGGTGAATCTGTGGCCTGTGCCGGACAGTGCTGAAACCTATACGCTGGGCTATTATTATATGCAGCGTGTCGAAGATTCCGGATCACCAGGGTCAAATAACATGGATGTGCCATCTCGGTATCTGCCGTGCTTGGTATCAGGGCTGGCGTATCAGATCAGTCTCAAGCGGCCTGAAGTCTCAGAAAGAGCACCCATGCTGAAGTCTGAATATGAAGAGCAATGGAATCTGGCGGCTGATGCCGACAGAGAGAAAGCGTCATTTCGGGTAACGCCGGGAGGCTATCGATTCCCATGAGTTATGCGAACGGTAAATATGCTTTTGGCTACTGTGACCGCACCGGCTTTCGCTATAAGCTGAGAGACATGGTTGAACAATATGAAGGCGGAAGGCCAACTGGAATGCGTGTAGGCAGAGACGTGGTGGATAAAGATCAGCCACAGCTTCAGTTGGGTCGTTTTAATACCAATGATCCCGAAGCATTACGCAATGCCAGACCGGATTCTACTTTGGCTGAAAGTCGTCGGGTCTATGCTTGGGACCCGATTGGTGGTGGTAACAGCGCCTTGGGTAGTCGCACGGTAGGGCTGACGATGCACGGTCAGGTTGGCAAACTAAAGGTGAGTACAGGCTGATGGCTTGGACATATACAACGCTGAAATCTGCTCTCCAAGACTACTTGGAAACAACCGAGACCACATTTGTTAATGATCTCGGTACGATTATCACTCAAGCGGAGAATCGTATTCTGAAAACAGTTCAATTACCTGATTTTCGTAAGAATACGACTGGTACGATGACTTCGAGTAATGCGTATCTGGCAACGCCGAGTGATTTTCTAGCGCCCTATTCACTGGCACTGGACAATAGCGGTTATGAATATCTAATTTTTAAAGACGTGAACTTTATTCGGGCTGCTTATCCAGTGTCATCTACAACTGGTGTTCCGAAATATTACGGTTTGTTTGATGACGACTCATTTATTCTCGGCCCGACTCCGGGTAGCGGTTACGCCGTTGAATTGCATTATTTTTACAAGCCGGAGTCTATTACGGCAGCCAGCAGCGGTACCAGTTGGCTCGGTGACAATGCTGAGTTGGCATTGCTGTACGCATCTTTGGTTGAATCCTATAGTTTTTTGAAAGGTGAAGCCGATTTGATGCAGATGTATGAAGGACGGTATCAGGAAGCGGTACAACAATTGAAGATTTTAGGTGAAGGATATAACACTACGGATAGTTACCGAGGTGGCTCTGTCAGGGCGATGAGGGCGTGATGACTAAGAAACTTAATCATGTAGCATTGCTTGGACTGGGACAAAGCCAGTTGGATTACCACTTGTCGCTAACGCACAGTGTGGAATATGACGAAGTATGGGCGGTGAATTCAATGTGTGCGGTGGTTGATGCCGACCGCGTATTTATGATGGACCCCGCTTCACGGTTTTTCGAGACTAAACATGCCGGAGCACAGACAGAAGTGATGCGTAAGACCTTACCTAAACTGACCTGTCCGGTGTATTCGTGTGAATATGATAAACGGGTGCCGTCAATAGAACTATATCCGCTAGAGAAGATTGTGCAGGAACTGGGGTGTGGTTATTTCAACAATACCATTTCTTATGCGATTGCTTATGCTTTGTGGATGAAAGTGAAGAAACTCAGTTTGTTCGGTGCGGATTTCAGTTATACAACCAATGTTTATTTTGGCGAATTAGGTCGTGCCTGTTGTGAATTCTGGTTGTCTCGCTGTATTACTGCTGGAATGGAGGTGTCTATTGCACCACGGTCTTCACTACTAGATACCAATATTCCAGAAAATCAGAAACTATATGGATATCATCGGTTGGAGAATCCACCGGTGGTGTATTTGGATGAGGACGGAGATTTGAAATTAACTAAGTATTCGGAAGTTGAGATGGATGAGCCGGTGAAAGGATATTCTGGTCGCCAGGATAATATACGGCTTGTTAAAGGGTCTGGATTACAGGCTGTTGAGCCAGCGAGTTATTGATGCTGCAAGTAGAATTGGATACATCGGTAGGTAATTTGGGCGTTGAAACGACCCATTATCGGGGGCACACTCCGGAAGAATGGGCACAGATGGCGGCCAATAGAATTGTGGGTATCAGTAACACGGCTCCCGAACCTATTAAACAGCAGGCGCATGTGTTTAAGCAACAGGTAGAAGCGGTATTGGCTGATTACATGCACAAAGCGATTGCAAGCCATATCTGTACGGTAGGCAATATTTTGGAACAAAAAGGTCACAGTGATATGGCCGAAATTATTAGGAGACTTTAAATGGCAATCACCCAAGCAATGTGTACCAGCTTCAAGAAAGAACTGATGGAGGCAAAACACAATTTTTTGCTTTCGGGAGGTAATACCTTTCGGCTGGCGTTATATACCAGTTCAGCCACTATGTCGGCTGCTACAACTGCATATTCTACGAATCAAGAAGCAAGTGGAACAAATTATACAGCGAAAGGAAATTCATTGACGCGGATTGATCCGTCAACATCTGGAACCACTGCGTTCACGGATTTCGCTGATTTAACTTTCGGTACTTGCACGATCACGGCGCGAGGCTGCATGATTTTTAACGACTCAGCATCCGGTGATCCGGCGGTGGCGGTGTTCGATTTTGGCGGTGATAAGACATCTACTGCTGGAAGTTTCACGATTACGTTTCCAACAGCGGACGCCAGTAATGCGGTTATTCGCATAGCGTAGTGAGAGCAATGTGGCAAACATCAATGGTTGGGGTCGTAGCACATGGGGATCGGGCACATGGGGTGAGCCTATTTCTGTCGATCTTACCGGTCTTGCCGGTACGTCGGCGCTTGGCTCGGTTAGTGTCAGTTCTGCGGCGAATGTCGCTGTCACGGGCCTTGCAGGTACCGGCGCTGTCGGTACGGTGGTTGCCACGGGTGTTGCCAATGTTGCGGTTACGGGGTTGGCAGGTACGGGCGCGGTTGGCTCAGTCAGTATCGCTGCTGCAGCCAATGTTGCGGTCACTGGCCTTGCTGGTACCGCTGCTGTTGGCACGTTACTGGCAGCGGGCTATGCCATTACTGGCGTCAGCGGTACGGCATCTACGGTTGGGTTGGGCGATGAAACGGTTACCGGTGATGCGAATGTCTATCCGACAGGCGTGGCAGGGACTTCGGCGCTGGGTAGCCTCTCGCTGGTTACCAACAATATTATTAGTCTCACTGATCTGGGAGTGGCTACAGGACAGGTTGGGTCGGTTACGGTTACAGGTGCTTCAGGTGTTACGCTCGAAGGTCTGGCAGGAACCGGTGCAATCACGCAAGTTTTGGTATGGGGACTTGTGGATACGGATCAGACCCCGAATTGGAGTGCTGTCAGCAGCAGCCAGACACCAAGTTGGTCTGCTGTTTCAACCACTCAAGACCCTTCTTGGTCATCGGTATCAACAACACAAACACCAAGTTGGAGTTCGGTAGATAGTGACCAGACTCCTGAATGGAAAAAGGTAGCTTAAAATGGCGACATATGTAAATGATTTAAGACTGAAAGAAATCGCAACTGGCGATGAGTCAGGAACCTGGGGCACTAGCACCAATACCAACTTAGAATTGATAGGCGAAGCCTTTGGTAGTGGTTCAGAAGGCATCACGGGAACCACACATACGATTACGATGGCTGATGGTGCATCAGATGCTGCCAGAGCGATGGTAATGACTCTAACGGGAAGCACTACTGCCCTTAATACCGTAACGCTTGCTCCAAACACAGTTAACAAGACTTGGATCATCCAAAATTCAGCAGGGTATGCTGTATCTATATCTCAAGGCACAGGTGCAAATGTCGTCATTCCTAATGGTGGCATTAAGATGATTGTTGCTGATGGTGCAGGTGCAGGTGCAGCAGTTACTGATGTATTAGATTTAACTGGTGGGACAGGCAATGTAGGACTTGGTTCTGGTAACTTAGGAACAGCCATAACCACTGGAACAGATAATGTAGCCATAGGTGAGGCATCGCTTGATGCAGTCACTTCTGGATCAGACAACACGGCTGTCGGAGACAATGCAGCAGGTGCATTAACAACTGGCAGCAATAGTGTTGCGATAGGCTCTGCGGCTTTACTTGTAGCGACGACCGCTGCTGATAATACGGCAGTCGGAACTGATACTCTTAAAGCCAATTCGACCGGAACAGATAACACAGCTATCGGTTATGCAGCAGGCGATGCAGTCACGACTGGTGCTGATAATACCTTTGTCGGAGACAATGCTGGAGGAGCGGTTTCTACGGCTTCAGGACATACCGCAGTTGGGTCGAGTGCCCTGCTTACTATAAGTACCGGTACGTCAGGAACAGCGGTTGGATTTGAATCACTTAAGGTAGCGACAGGCAATAACAACACAGCACTCGGTTATCAGTCAGGTGTGGCCGTTAGCACAGGGACAGAGAATACGATAATAGGAAACGAAGCCGGAGATGCTGTAACGACTGGTGCCAGCAATACTTTAATCGGAGATAACGCTGGCGGGGCAATAACCACTGCATCAAGTCATACAGCAGTAGGTTCTGCTGCTTTACAAACTATTACCACAGGAACGAATGGGACAGCAGTTGGATTTGAAGCACTTAAAGCTGCAACTGGAAATAATAATAGTGGAGTTGGTTATCGTGCAGGTTTGGCTGTCAGCACGGGTGCTGGAAATACTTTGCTTGGAGCCACTTCTGGCGATGCAGTAACAACCGGATCGAATAACACTTTCGTTGGGCTTAATTCGGGCGGGGCAGTAACTACTGCGTCAGGTCATACTGCCGTTGGAGCAAGTGCTTTACTTACTATGTCCACCGGAACGACAGGAACAGCAGTTGGATTTGAAGCATTAAAAGTTGCTACGGGCAACAATAATACAGCAGTCGGTTATCAATCCGGAGTTGCGGTCAGCACAGGGACTGATAATACGTTGGTTGGAAACGCGGCAGGAGATGCAGTCACCACTGGAGCTGATAACACTTTTATAGGTGACAATGCTGGTGGGGCAACGACAACAGCAAGTTATAACACGGCGGTTGGCTCTGCTGCTTTGTTGGCAAATTCTACGGGCGCACAAAATACTGTTATTGGAAGTTCTGCAGGAACATCAATTACCACAGGTAATTACAACGTCGCAATGGGCGTTGATACTCTTAGCACTGTTAGTACGGGATCAAATAATACGGCTCTTGGTAAAGGCGCATTAGCAGCAAATACTGGTGATAGCAATACGGCTGTTGGCTACCTAGCTTTAGACGTCAATAGCACCGCTAGCAATAATGTTGCTGTAGGTTATGCAGCTCTCGGTGCAAACACGACCGGAACAGGGAATGTTGCTGTTGGCTATAATGCTCTTGTTGTGTCTGTAGATGTAAATAGTAACACCGCTGTCGGACAATCTTCTTTAGAGGCTTGTACTGGTGGCGGCAATACTGCTGTTGGTTATGCAGCCCTGACCGCGAATACGACAGCAGCCAATAATGTAGCGGTAGGAGTAAGTGCGCTTGCTGCCAATACAACTGGAACGAATAACGTAGCTGTGGGCGCAAATGCTCTCGATGCTAATACGACAGCGAGCAACAACACTGCTTTTGGTGACAATGCACTAGGAGTAAATGTAGATGGAGCAAGTAATACGGCTGTAGGTTCTGGTGCGCTAGTTGCGATGGTTGATGCTAATTCTTCTACTGCTATCGGTGCTGATGCACTGCAAAATGCCACCGGAGGCTCAAACACGGCTGTCGGTCAGGGCGCACTTAATGGTGTTGTCGCTGGAATATTTAATACGGGTGTAGGGATTTCTGCTGGTAATGTGATTAGTTCAGGCGATAATAATCTTTGTTTGGGAAGAGATGCAGGAATTGCAAACTCTCCAGGTGGTGCTGTTACTACAGGAGACAATCAAATTTGTCTTGGTGATGAAAATATCGCCAATGCTCATATCCAGGTTGACTGGACAGTCGCTTCTGATGAACGAGACAAGACAGATTTTACAGCCTTAAATCTCGGTTTAGACTTTGTAAAAGCTCTTGAGCCTGTTACATATAAGTGGGATAAGCGTTCTAAGTACGCTGAAAAGGGCGATGATTTAGATGCAATCACGCACGACGGCACTCATAAAGAAGATTGGTTAGACGTGGGCTTTAAAGCTCAAGCGGTTGAGGCTTTAGAGAAAGAGGCAGGATATGTCATTTCTGATAAAACAAATCTTACTACGCATCTTACAGAAGACGGCAAACAGTACGGTTTACAGTATAGTAAGTTTGTACCTATCTTAGTGAAAGCAATCCAAGAACTTTCAGAAAAAGTTAAAGAATTAGAAAGTAAATCGCATAACAAATGTGGAAATGAGGATAAGTAGATGGCTGTCACAAAAGCGTTAGTAAAAACGATTCCTTATGTTAAATCTAACAGAGTGGAGAAATGGGAAATTGAAATGAAGTATGAGAATGATAGCGAAGGTGATTCTACTTACTACACAAGTATTTTTACTCATATAGCAGTTGCAGATGATGGAGATTTTAGCAAAGCTGCCAAAGGTACATTTAGTAATGCAAATTTAGTCGCTCTCTGTCCTGTTTCACATTGGGACGTTATATTTGCGAGCCAAGTAGCTTCAGTGATTACCAGTCCTGTAGTGCAGCCAGTTCCTGATAAAGCTTTTGCAGTGCCTTCGTGATAAAACAGGAATACAAAATGCACACGGTTCCATCGGTGTTTCTTTTAGAAACATGGATGCCAGAAGATATGGTGCAAGGACTCAATGCGTATTTAGATGAGTTAATGGAGAAGGATGATCGTGTTTCCCACGCTGGTACATTGGTGGGTCAAATTGGTCATGGGCAGCAGTTGACGATGGATCATAAGGATTCAAGACTGGCTGCTTTTTGTGAAATGACCGGAGTTTTAGCAGCGGATTATGTGAAGCATTTTAGTCAAATTACTGATAATCCACTGAGTGGTGAGCGTCAAATCGAGATCGATGAATTATGGTCAGTACATTCTTATGAACGTGATTATAATCCCATCCATGATCATGGCACTAAAACACTGATGGGCGTTTCATGTACTGCATGGACGAAAGTGCCTCAGCAGATATTAGATCAGCCTACAGCAGGAAGCCCGGAGTATTCTCTGTATAACGCTAGTGGAAATGCCGATGGTTGCTTGGCATTTAATTATGGAATTAATTCTGTAATTGATGTTGAGAGATTACGGCCTCCTCAGAGCTTTGTGATTAAGCCTGAAGTTGGAAAGTTTCTTATGTTTCCGTCATGGCTTCAGCATTCTGTATATCCATTTGAAGGAGATGGTGAGCGTCGCACTGTGGCGGCTAATCTAAATGTTTGGAATGTTCAAGATATCGACAAAAAAGTTGTTAATTAAGAGGTGAACAATGTTTGATTTCATAATTACATTAGTATCAGTTGTTACAGGGATTGTATGTTGCGCTAGCTTTATTGCTGCTGTAACTCCAACACCTAAAGACGATGTATGGATTGGGAAATTGTATAAGCTGGTTGATGTTTTGGCTTTGAACATTGGTAAGGCCAAGCAAAAGAGTAATTAAGTCATGGATTTTTTTGAAAAACTTAGACTCAGCCTGAGTAAATTTTTTGGTACGACTGAGAAAGAAAAGAAAACAACAGAACAGCCTCCATTGAAGGTAGTGGATGTTGAAAATAAGGAGAGTGATCGTTACAGAGCCAGGGATAGCAAGGGGCGTTATCTTGGCGATGATCCCGATACCCCAGAAGATGAGGCATGGGTAATTGATGGCGATAAGAATACATAGGGAAATGAGTTAATGGGGTTTAAATTATCTATTGTGCTAGGAATTGCTTTAGTGATGTTGTCGGGAGCTTTTAAACTCTACTATGACAAGTCAGAAGCGGAGAAAATGGCTATAGCAATGCAGTTGCAGACATCAATGGATAATCAGTTACGTCTTGAGAATGCAATTGATACTCAGAATAAGCAAATTGAGAAAGCGATTGAAAATAAAAAGACATCCGATGCACGTATTGAATTGTTGACTGTTTCTAATAATGAGGCAACTGAAAAGATCGATGAATTACGCGAGAAATTTGCACGGCATGATCTTGATATGTTGTCGTTGCGTAAGCCAGGATTAGTAGAAAAACTTGTTAATCGTGGTACGGCAACTGTTTTTAAAGAACTTGAAGATTTAACGAATCCGGGTCAGTTTGATGAGAAAACAGAAGGTTAAACATGAAAGTCTTGGTTCTGGTTCTGCTATTAATTTGCAGTGGTTGCACAACGGCGTTTCGTCCGCCGGAGGTGAGGCCAGTGGAAGTGGTAACCATCGAGAAACCGGCTCCGATGTATCACCCGCCGCTTCCACCCAGAATCAAGAGTATGCCGGTCGAATGGAAGATTTTGACACCGGACACGATGGAAGAGTATTTGGAGGATTTGAAGGCTGGCGAAGCTCCAGTTAATGCGTGGTATTCTCTAACCACTAAAGGATACGAGAATATTAGTAATAACATGGCACAGATTCAACGGTATATCAGACAAGTTTTATCGATAATTGAATATTACCGGGATGTTGATAAAGAACGGCAAAAAGAGGATAAAGAACAACATATAGAAGAATGAGTAAATTAACCGAAATGTTGCGTCGCCATGAAGGCGTGGAAAGTCACGCTTATTTATGCAGTCAGAACTTCACGACTATCGGCGTGGGCAGGAATATCGATGCCGGTGATAACGGTCGTGCAAGAGGATTGGGGTTGTCGGATGACGAGGTTGATTATTTGTTACAGAACGATATTGATCGAGTGATGCAAGAACTGGATGGTGAATATGCGTGGTTTGCAGGACTGAATCAAGCACGCTCCGATGCGATGGTTGATATCAGCTTTAATCTTGGACAGACAAGGTTGAGAGGGTTCAGAAAGGCATTGGAGGCGATGGAATCAGGTGACTGGGAAGAGGCTGGTAAGCAATTTCTTGATAGTCGGTGGGCCAGTCAGGTTGGTAACAGGTCTAAAGAATTGGCAGAAATAATTCGGACAGGTGAGTATCTGAATTAGTTTTTTATAATAGGAGATAGATATGGGTATGGCTCGTCCGAATCAAGCATTTCAAGGAGGGGTTGGAGGAGGCGGATTTGGACAGCCTCAACAGTTCCAGGGTGGACCTAACAAGGGTGGTGGCACGGCAGGTCAGCAAACACCGTTTGGTGGTCAATCTCAATCGTTTTACCATCAGAGACCGCCTTCTTTCAGATCTCCCGGACCGATAAGGCCACCCTATTTTAGAGATCCGCCTGTGTGGGGGCCGCCTCCTTTCAGACCTCCCATGAGAAGTCCGGGCAAGGGTGGTCAATCCCCGTGGTCACCTGCAACCAATCCTATTTTTATGCCTGGCTCATCCTACAGACAGCCTTGGATTCCCAGTGGTTATGGGCAGATGCAGTATTCACCGCAGCGATTTAGTGGCTACGGTGCTCTTCCTGACATGAGTTACCTGCCTCCTTTCAGACCTCCGATGAGAAATCCGCTAGATAGTCGGATATCTGATCGAGCTTATTTGCACGGATCGACTCCACCGCAGCAGCAGCAACAAGCTGAAGTTCAAGCTGAAGGTCAAGCTGATCAAACCGTACAAACTGGGCAGGCCGATCAGATTGCTCAAACCGGACAAACCGCAATCCCGCAAAATCAGACTTTTCAGATACCCGGCTATGCGGGCGATCCTGGACCTAAATCTCAATCTCTTTGGTCAAGGTGGACTCCAGCACAGCGAAGTAATTGGGGAGCAGGCGTAAGCAGTGGGCGTGGATATTTTAATCAGGTTAGACCTAGTTATGAGAATCAATTTGGTAATTACTCTCTGGGAAATTATGGTCAAGCCATTGAATTGAGAGCTAACGGCGGGATAGTTGGAATTCCCAGAGGGAGGGTGCGTTAACGATGCCGCTGCGTAAATTACAATTTCAGCCGGGAGTTAACAAAGAAGGTACTGAATACAGTGCAGGCTCTGGTTGGTTTGACTCGGATAAAGTTCGTTTCAGAAAGGGACGCCCTGAAAAGATAGGCGGCTGGGAGAAGTTTTCTGCCAGTGCTTTTCTTGGTGTGTCCCGGTCGATACATGACTGGGCTGATTTGGAATCTACAAAGTTTTTGGGTATTGGTACGCATTTGAAACTGTATGTTGCGGAAGGAACGAGTTTTTATGATGTAACTCCTATCCGTTCAACAACTTCGGCAGGAGATGTCACATTTGCAGCAACCAATGGCTCATCCACCATCACTGCAACGGATTCAGCACATGGAGCAAGAGTTAATGATTTCGTCACATTTTCCGGCGCAGCAACTCTGGGCGGCTTGGTTATAGCAGATGCATTGAATCAGGAATACCAGATCGCCACAGTTCCAAGTACCAGTACCTTTACCTTCACAGCCAAAGATACTTCAGGCGATGAAATTACTGCAAATTCAAGTGATTCAGGCAATGGCGGATCGTCTGTCGTTGGCGCATATCAGATTAAAACCGGTCTGAATGTTTATGTGGATGGTACAGGCTGGGGTGCTAATGCGTGGAATGAAGGGACATTTGGCAGTTCCAGCAGTGTTGCCAGTGGTAATCAATTGCGTCTTTGGAGTCAGGATAATTTTGGAGAAGATTTAATTGCCAATGTTCGTGGCGGTGGCGTTTATTATTGGGATACCAGCAGCGGTACTGGCACAAGAGCCGTCGATATCAGTACGATTGGTGGCGCTTCCGCTACGCCTACCGTGGCATTGCAAATTATGATTTCTGATGTGGATCAGCATGTTATTTGCTTCGGTGTAAATGATATTGGCTCAAGCGTTATCGATCCATTGTTGGTTCGCTGGTCAGATCAGCAATCAGCAGCAGACTGGACACCAACGGCGATCAATACCGCTGGCGGTGTACGAATTAATGAAGGCTCAAAGATTATCGGTGCGTTGCAGACCAGACAGGAAATCCTGATTTGGACGGATACCAGTGTCCATTCAATGCGATTTATAGGATCACCATTTATTTTTCAATTTAATTTATTGAGCCATAATATCTCGATGATCTCTCCGAACGCAGCAGCTAATGCCCGTGGTTCTGTGTATTTCATGGATAGAGGTGGGTTCTTTGTGTACAACGGTGCAGTGCAGCCGGTGTCTTGTTCAGTCAAGGACCATGTATTTTCCAATATTAATTTGAGTCAGGGATACAAGGTTTATGCAGCGACCAATGTGGATTTTTCTGAAGTCACTTGGTATTACCCCGTCGGCGAAGGAAATACCGATATCACCAACTATGTAACTTTCAATTATGCGGAGAATGTATGGTCGGTGGGTACTTTGGTGAGAGGAATGTGGATTGAGGCCGGGACACGGAATTATCCCCTTGCCAGTACGGTTATCACTTCTGATGATAATAATTATATATACAGGCACGAGACCGGTTACGACGATGACGGCTCTGCGATGACAGCCTATATCGAATCGGGCGATGTGGAACTGGATGAGGGTGGAAGATTTATGTTCCTGAGTCGGATGATTCCGGATTTCAGGTTCAGTGGTGATACTGGAAGTGTGTCTGTGGATGTCACTATTAAGGGCAAGAGATTCCCGCTGGAGAGCCTTTCGACGCTGGCGACAGCGACAGTTACAAGCAGTACCGAGCAGAATTTCTTACGCACCAGAGCGAGAGAGTCGGTTGTCAGGATAGAGAGTAGCGGTTTGGGATTTGGCTGGCGTTTGGGTGATTTGAGGTTTGAAATGAGACAGGATGGAAGACGCTGATGGCTTCATTACGAACAAATCCATTACCTTCTCCTAGCGATGAGTATGATCAAGAAAATGAACAAACCATGCGTAGAACGGTTGAATTTGCATTACAGAGCATTGAGAACGATGTGTTGTTAGCTAAGACTCAGGCTGATAAGGATGGCTCTTTGGCAATGCGACGATTTCAGTTCTTGTTGATGGGGGCTTCGTGAGTGATATTATTAAGGTACTGGGGCAGCTTGATGCAGCAGCAACGACACAAGAGACCCTGTACACGGTTCCTGACCTTACGCAGACGACGGTTAGTTCGTTTCTGGCTTGTAACAGAACCGGAAGCGCCATCACGTTTAGACTGCGTATCAATGTTGCTGGTGCCGGCGATGATGATAAGCAGTTTCTTTACTATGGCAAGTCTGTTGCAGCGAATACGACTTTCACAGCGGTTATTGGCATGTGTTTAGGTCAGGCAGATGTTATGAAGACATATGCCAGTTCTGCAAATATGAGTTTTACTTTATTTGGGGTAGAAACAAAATAGGATTTTATGATGAATAATTATGCACCCTTACAGGGAGTGGCTGAGAATTTAGCTCAACACGGACGGTATGGAGATTCCATGCTGGTTCATATGAATCCAGCAGAGCTTCAGGGTATTGCAGCGTTATCTCCAACTGGACAATTAACCATTAATCCAGTCACAGGCCAGCAGGAGGCGTTTCTACCCTTCTTGGCTCCGATATTGGGAAGCATGTTGGGCACCGCTGCTCTTAGTTCATTGCCTGCATGGGCTGCTGGTGCGATTGGATCAGGTCTTGCCACTTGGGCGACAACAGGATCTTTTAAGAAAGGCTTGACGTCCGGTATTTTGGGAGCAGGGCTTGGTAAGATTTTCGGTGCTGGTGCTGGTACTGCTAAAGGTGCCGGAGAAGTTGGTAAAAGTGTTGTATCACAAGAATTATACAGTAAGTTACCTGACACTTTGAGAGCGAGTTCTGTTGTTGGGGATGCTGCTGCTAAAGCTGCTGCTACTGCTCCATCTACTTTCGGGCAAAGGCTTGCTGCTCCTTTTACGACTGAAGGCTTTAGAGCAATGGGAACAGAGGCTTTAAAGGCTGGGACTTTATTACCAATGCAGATAGGGTCTGCAGGACTTGCTCAAGCCGAGTTCAATGAATCGATGGAGAGATTGGCACAGCAAAGAGCAACCGGGGACGAGGAAGAAGACAGGAGAGCGGAAAGGCAGATGCAGGAAGGGTTTGAGCAAAGTTATATTGATTATCCACAATATGCTAATCGTGGTGGTATTGTTTCAATCAATCCAGAGAATTATGCCAGACGTCGCAATGGATTTAATGCGTTAGTTGGTAATCCGGTGCGTATGCAGGCTGGTGGTACGGCAGCAAAAAGACAAGCTAGGTTGCGTGGTCCCAGAGTTATTACCCCAGAAGAACTAGCTGCGGCAGGGCGTCCCGGATTCGGGCCTGAAATCACATACTTCAAGCCTAGCAGGGTTGGTGTTGCTCCTGATCCCATCGAAGGCGGAGGTCCAAGGCTGCCGGGAATTCTGCCGGATTATTCTACGCGCCCAGGACAAGGAGGTAATTTGGGCTATGGATCTGAATTCTTAGGACTTGGTGAAGGTGATGCTCAATTTGAGCCTATTGATCCTTATTATGGCCTTGGACGTGGTGTGAATTATGGTGGTAGTTATGGCAGCAGCAAAGGTGGTTCTTCCGGCGGATTAGATAGATATTTGACGGGATCTCCATCTGCACAAGCTCAGGCAGAGACACTCATTTCAGAAGATTATCCGGACATAATTAACAATCAAGCAGCATCGGATGCTATTGATTCTGCTGCTAATTATGTTGCAGGCGCTCCAGCAATAGCACCAGCAGGAGGAGCACCAGTAGGAGGAGCACCAGTAGGAGGACCGCCAGTAGCACCAGCAGGAGGAGCACTAGATTTTATGGGCGGATTTGAGCCAATTGATCCCTATTATGGTGATACTTCAGGAGTACCAGCTCCAGCAGTAGTACCACCACCAGTACCACCACCAGTACCACCACTAGTAGCACCACCAGTAGCACCACCAGTAGCTCCGCCAGTAGCACCACCAGTAGCACCACCAGTAGCCCCGCCAGCAATATCGGGTCTTGATAATTTGGAAGATTTGATTGCTCGTTATGGTGCTGATTCTGAATTAATTGGATCAATGCCTTCGATTGCAGCGGCACCATCGACAGTGGTAGCTCCGATAGCACCACCATCAGCAGCACTACCACCAGCACTACCACCAGCAGTAGTACCATCAGTATCGGTGTTAGGGCAGCGTATAACTAAAAAGAAATCTAAGAAGAAATCTAAGAAGAAAGCTAAGAAGAAATCTAAGAAGAAAGCTAAGAAGAAGGCAATATCAATGTATGAAGAGGAATTTGAGCCTATTGATCCATCGATGTTTGGATATTTTCAAGAAGGAGGTATAACCGATATACCGACTGATGCTGATATGTTGCCACCGGAAGTTCCTATTGAGTCTGAAGCTCCGATAGAAAATGAGGCTGCTAATCAATTGATTGAACAAACTATGATGGCTGTGTTGGGTGAGTTACCTCCAGAGCAGGCTGAAATTGTTATTGCTCGCTTTATTGATGAATTTGGCGAAGAAGCCTTTCAAATGCTGCGTGAACAAGCATTACAGATGGCTGTTCCAAATGCTCAGACTCAAGGCATGCTTGAAGGTCCGGGCGGAGGGATGGATGACCAAATTCAAGGCATGATTGGTAACCAGCAGCCTGTGGCGGTTTCACCCGGTGAGTTTATTGTCCCGGCTGATGTGGTGAGCGGCCTTGGGGATGGTAGTAGCGATGCAGGGGCAGACAAACTCGATTCCATGATGAACAATGTGAGAATGGCTAAGACAGGCGGTATTATGCAGCCAAGACGGATTAGTAATAGGGTTCTGCCAATATGACTGAATTAGCACAACTAGCGTTAGTCGATCTAAGTGAGACTGCCAAGGAGCCTTTAGTCAGGTCGCAGAATGAGTCTCGTGATATTACTCACACGATTGCTTTGGTGCCGCCGAACTATATTAGTTCGCTGTGGTTTGATGTGCGGGATCATTTGGCTCCGGCTATTGACAGGTCTAATGGGCGTTGGAATTTGGAGTATTTGTATGCGGCCATTGCGAATGGGCAGCAACATTTGTGGCTGGCTTTTGATAAAGACAATCAGATTGACGGTGTAGGAACAACTGAGATAGTGCGTTACCCATGCCAGCAAATGTTGGCGGTGCAGTTTTTAGGAGGCTCGAAATTTAATGATTGGGTCTGGGATATGCTTGATCGGTTTAATGGTTGGGCTGCTGATAATAGCTGTGCTGGTATTGAAGTGACGGGCAGGCATGGATTTTGGAAATGGCTGGAGCAGGATGGGTTTAATCGCACTTATACAGTCTATGAAAAGAGGTTAGATAATCATGAGTAAAGGCGGCGGTGGCGGCGGCGGACAACAACAACCTCCGGTTCAAAAAGTATATACAGAAACCAGTAATCTTCCTGCATTTGCTAAACCTTATTATCAGGAGATGATGGGTAGGGCTGCATATGAAACGCTACGACCTTACGAAGCGTATCCCGGGCAGAGAATCGCGGACTTCGATCCATCGGAGTTGGCTAGTCAAGCGATGGTCTCTCAAATGGCGGCTTCCGGAGCACCTTCTGAAATAGGGATGGCTTCAGATATTGCATCACAAATCGGATATGGGCCGCAAATATCCGGAATGGATGTTGCCCGTGGATTCCAGCCGCAACAAGTCAGGTCTGGCTATAGGGCGGCATATATGGACCCCGGCTATCGGGCAGGTCAGTTAGGGCAGGGCTATCGGGCTGGTCAGCGTGGTATGGGTTATCAGGCCGGACCATTTGATCCCGGTTATGAAGCTCAACTCAGGGGATCTCAATTTCAGGCAGATCCTTCTGTTAGCGGTTATGAGGCTGGGCAATTTGATCCGGGCTATGAAGCTCGACTTAGGCAATCTCAATTTAAAGCGGCTCCTTCTGTTAGCGGTTATGAGGCTGGGCAATTTGATCCCGGCTATGCAGCCCGTGAGTTAGGTCAGGATTACACCGCCAGAGAATTAGCAGCACAATACACTGGGACAGGTGCGCCCGATGGGGCACAGTTTGGTCCGGGATTTGAAGCTGGAACGATGGCTGATTCAGAAACTATTCAGCAGTATATGAATCCTTATCAGCGAATGGTTACCGATATTGAAAAGCGGGAGGCGCAGCGTCAATCTGATATTCAAGCGTCCGGTACAGCGGAGCAGGCGGCTCAGGCCGGTGGTTTAGGCGGTTATCGGGAAGCTATCATGCAGGCTGAACGAGAGCGTAATCTTTCGCAGCAGATGGGTGATATCGAAATGCGTGGAGGTCAGGCGGCCTTCCAACAAGCCCAACAAGCCTTTGAGGCGGACAGGGCTGCAAGATTGCAGGCTGGTCAATTGGGCTTACAAACAGGCCAAGCAAGGGAACAGGCGCTGCAACAGGCAGAACAATACCGTCAGAGTGCTTTTGGTACATCCGAGTCGGCTCGCCAAGCCCAGCAACAGATGCAAACGGCGGCTTTTCAGGCTGGAGAACAAGCCAGACAGCAAGCCGGAGCAATGGGCATGACTGCTCAACAGGCTGCTGAAGCCGGTCGTCAAGCACAAGAGCAATGGCGTCAAGGTGCTTTTGGTCAGACTATGGAAGGACAAGCACAACAAGAACAGTTTGCACAACAATCTTATCAGTTTGGAGAACAGGCCAGACAGCAAGCTGCTGCGATGGGTATGACTGCCCAGCAAGCAGATGATGCTGCTCGTCAGGCAATGGAACAACATCGTCAAGGTGCTTTTGGTCAGACGCAGCAAGGATTGAGTCAGCAGGAACAATTTGCTCAACAAGCGTATCAGTTTGGAGAGCAGGCGAGACAACAAGCTGCGGCTATGGGTATGACCGCTCAACAGGCGGAAGATGCTGCTCGTCAGGCGCAAGAACAGTTTGGTCAGTCGCAATTTGGTCAGAACGAACAGATGCGACAAGCTCAACAGCAGGCTAATGTGGTGGCATATCAAGCTCAACAGCAAGCCATGCAGGAGGCCGGACGGCTTGGATTATCAGCGCAGGAGATTCAGGAACGGGGTCGTCAGGCTGCTAATCAGGCATATATGCAGGCACAGCAGTTTAATGTGGATCAGGGCTACAGGCAGGCTCAGTTAGGTATGACTGGTCTTGGTGAAGATCGTGCGGGGCGCCAACAGCGATTAGCAGCGGCTGCGCAGTTAGGTCAGTTAGGCGGTCAGCAACAGCGGATGGGCTTTGAACGAGCACGTTATTTAGAGGCAATGGGTGCTGGTCGACGTCAATTAGGTCAGCAAGGTCTGACTATGGGATATGAGGATTTCTTGCGACAACGGGCATATCCACAACAGCAGTTAGGTTTAATGAGTCAATTGCTTCAGGGATTACCGATAAGTCCGACAGGTCAGTATCAAGGGGTTACACGAGGCGGTCCAAGCGGATGGCAGCAAGCATTAGGCGGACTTGGTGGGGCTATAGGTTTGTATAGAGGAGCAATGGGTGCTGCTGCTGGTGGTCGAGTTCCCGGGGTAGCAGGCGTTGGACTGCACAGAGCATTGAGGGGATTCTGATGGCAATTGGAAATTTAATTGAACAGGAAGATATGGCAAAAGGTCTTCCGGATGATGTGTTGCTGCAAGAAGCGCAACAGCCCAGCGGGCAATTACCGCAATTTTTATTGATCTCGGAGGTTCAGCGCAGGACTGATATGCGTAAGCGTTATCAGCTTCAAATGCAGCAAGCGGAACCGACCGTTGCTGAACAGATCATGCAGGAAGGTATTACTGGTGTAGCGCCACCACCTCCGGAAATTCAGCAAGCTATGAATGGCGGTCCTCCGCCAATGCAACCACCGATGAATGGTGGTCCTCCGCCTATGGCTGGTCCTCCGCCTATGGCTGGTCCTCCGCAGCAACCTCCGACTCAAATGGCTTATCAGGGTGGTGTTGTAGGGATGCAAAATGGAGGAACATTTCCGGGGTTGGCTCGAGAAAAAATTCGTCAAATGCAAAGTATTCCCAATGTGTTTATTGAAGATGGGAACAAGTTTAACCAAGCAAGTCTTGGTGATATTTCGTCTACGGAAATGTCTATGGCTCAACCTGTCAATATGGGTATTCCGTCCGTTGTGCCGATGGCTTATGGCGGTATCGTAAAGATGCAGGGGGGTAGTACTCTGCCTTATGGAGAAACATTTTCTAGTGGAGATTCAATAGAGGAAACAATAAGAAGGGCGATAGATGAAGGAGCTACTATTGATACTTTATTACAATTAAACAGAGGTGCTTTTCGACCATATTTGGAACGTATGGGACTTGTTTCTAATGAGTTAGAAGATAATGACGAAGTTGGAGTTGTTGAAACAATATCAGATATTGATCCTGATTTAATTGATGGGCAAGAAGAATCGATTAGGGAAAGAGAAGGTACTATACAAAGCAGAATTGGGGAAAGAGAAGGCGCATTGGAAAAAAGAGTTTTTGAGAGAGGCCTAAAAGACCAATTATCGGATAATACTTATGGGCGATCTTATCAAGGACCAACTGCTGGTGATATGTGGGGGTCCATTAAAAAATGGAGGGAGAATTTAAGGGATAAGCGTAGTAACTATCTAGAAAGACTTAGCGAACCTGATGGAATCATGGATAGAAGAATCAAACTAATTGATGCTAATAATGGAACCAATGGAACCAATGGAACCAATGGAACCAATGGGACTAATGGGACTAATGGAAATAATGTGATCCCTGATGCTGTTGTTCCTGGTCCTGCTGCTGGCATTACTACTGGTGGCATTACTACTGGTGGCATTGCTACTGATGGTAGCATTCCCACAAATATTAATGATTTGATGAAAGAAATTTATGCCTTACGAAAGACAAAGTTCACTCATCCTTATAAGGGGCTTGAAGAATTTATTACCCGTTCTGAGGGGAGGTCGGCTGAAGCCAGAAAGCAGGCTAAATATGATGCAGGTACTCAAGCCATTATTCAATTAGCTGCCGGTATTGGTCGAGGTGATTTAGCAGGTGGTATTAGTGAAGCCGGTAAGGCGCAAGCAGAAATTCTAAAAGAAGGCAGAGGAATTTCAAGAGAAGAAGAGCGTCTTTCTGAGTCATATCGAATGAAAATGCTTGAGGCTGATTCAGTCCAAGAAAAGGAACAATATTCCAGAGAATTGGAAACACTAACTGTTGCGGGAACCTTGTTGAAAGCAAAGGGTGTCCAAGAAAATGAATATATGCGATTTTTTCAGGACATTCTAAAGCAGCAATTGACTTTATCTAAAATGACTTCAGAAATCACGGAGCGTTATCCGGATGCTACTTATGGGCAAATATATACTAAAGCATTGAAGGACTTGGGTGCTCCGCCATCGGTTTGGGTTAACCTTGAGGAAATTCATGGTCTCCCCGGTTCTTCTGGAGGTAGAGCGGTTAGCGGCGGTGGTGGCTTGGTTAAGGGACCTGACGGGGTTTACCGGGCTGTTAACTAGTCATGCCAATCATAGAAGTAGAAGGTTTAGGAAGAGTTGAAATTGAAGGCGATATTCCTAATGAGGTAGAAACCCAAGCTATTATCAATGCTTTACAAAGCAGCCAAGCGCGTGAACCAAGCGTTGCTGCCCCTTTGACCACAGATTCAGAAGAAGAAACAACTATTGGCGGCCAAATATACGAAACAGCCAAGGCGATCCCTCGTGGGTTTGTTAATAGTTTCATGTCTGCCGGCGAAGGTCTTGCTGCGTTGGCTGATACAGTCACCGATTCTATTGGTCTTGAAGATGCAATCGATTCCGGAGATGAGAACTGGCTCATTGAAAAATCACGGGCCGGCAGAGATCGGACAAATCAATTGATTGGGGCTGATTCTGCCTACCGAGAAAAGTGGATGACCAAGTTTGGTGAAGGTCTGGGTTCATTTCTCAGTTTTTTTACTCCTGCCGGCGCCGTTAAACTTCTTGGATTGACTGGCAAGTTGGCGGTTGGAGTTGGGAAGGGTGTCCCTGCTGGTATTGCTGTTGGCGGTGGCGCCGGGGATCAGGCACGTAGAATTGAAATGGCCCGGGCGCAGGGCATTCATATCAGTGATGCCCAAGAGACAGGAGCAATTATTGCTGGTGCTTTTGTCGGCTTGTCTGAATTACTTCCTGTTGAGCGGTTATTGAAAAACATCGGGAAAAATGCCAGTAAGCCTTTTAAAGAAAAACTTTATCAGGCTATTAAACAGGGTGGTGTTGAAGCGGTACAGGAAGTAACCGCTGCCTGGGCACAAAATGCTATAGAGGCGGGTGTTTATAACGAGAATTTACCTGAAGGTGAGTCATTATGGGATGATTTTACTGTGGGTGGTGCGGTAGGTTTTGCTGCAGATTTAGTTCTTAATGCAGCCGCTGGGCGCAGACGCACAACAACAACAGCCGTTGAAAGAGAAAAAGAAAGCGAATTGCGTAAACGCGAAGATAAGCAAGTTGCTGAGTTTATATCAGGGTTGGATGAAGAAGGTACTCCTGCCGATGTAGTAGAAGAAACAATAGAAGCACAAAATAGAATTAATCCTACACAGATAAGTAATCCTGATGAGCAGGCATTTAATGATTCGTCAACCCCATCTGATGCCGTTAATGACATCGCTGATGATTACGGCAGACTTATTGCGAAAACTATGGGGTCGGCGTTCCCAAATAATACTAATTTCGCTGTAAAAGATGGCAGAACTGTTGATGGAGAAGCAAGATTTATTGTTACTGATTCGGCTGATACGCAATACGGTACACCACAGCTTACCTATAACAATGCGGCTTTACTTGCTTATTCCCTAGACAACCAACTCATCGATCATAATATTCGTGAGGGGGTTAAAACTATTCTGCATGTTTCTCCTCATATTTATAATACCGTAGAACAAGCCGAGGAATTATATAGGTATGGATTGCGTACCCTGCATCCTGATTTCAATACTTTTAGTAGTGCCGCAATCAATCAGGCAGCAAATACAACGATAGCCGAAGGCTATGAGGAAGGTCTTTCTGCCGTAGAGGCCATAGAAGGCGGTAAGAAACTTACTGCTGCCCAGAAAATAAATAAGAAGCGGCTGAATCAAGGTCTTTCGGAACAAGATTCCTTTACTGTCGGTGAAGCACGGTTAGCCCTTAAAGAAAATTTTGGCAAACTTGGTCTGTATACCCCGACGCCGCCTTCATCAGATCCACGCTTGTCTGGACTTGCCGCTGAAATATCAGCAAGGCTTGCCGAGAAAGGCACCCTTGTTGAATTAACAGATATTCCGATTTCAATTGAAAAAATCAAGCATGTGCTTGAAACAAAGAACATTTCTTCAGAGATTGATTCCCAAGAGATGAAAGCTTTGATGAAAGCGTTTGTTGGTAAACCCAATATCAACAAGATGGATAAGGGAGAGTTGCGGCTATTATTTAATCGTTTGGTTTCAATGCCGAGACTTTCTGTATTAAGCAAACTGCCTGTGTTTGAGATCAAACCTTATACTCGCGAGGAATTCGCAAGGGCGGTTACTGCTGTTGAACAGGAGAATGATGCCAGTATTGAGGTTATTTCTGCAGCAACAAATATCTCTCTCGAAGAGAGAGGCGGTAAAACTAAACTGCGTAAGATCAAGCAGGACTTATCTCGTCAAGGCTTGTCTCAAAGAGAATTGAATGCAAGAAAAACCGAAGCAGAAACAGCGCCTGTTGCAGAAGAAGCGCCTGTTATTGCAGGATTATTGCCTGCGCCTGATAACGGTTTGACAGAACTTCGCATACGTTTGCGAGATGCGCTTGATCGAATTGGCCTGAAAGATATCTCTTTGCGTTTAGATAAAGAATTGACAATGCAAAGTTTTGATAATGACGGCAATCCTATCCATGAAATTGTATCTCCTGATGAAGAAGGTCCCTATCAATCTACACAAGGTCATTATGCACCTGCACTGAAAACGATTTTTCTGGGCTTGGATAATGTAAGGATGGCAGAAGGCGCCACTCCGTCGCAGCGTGAAGATGCTGTTGCCAGCATTATGGACCATGAGATGGTTCATGCTATGCGGATGTTGGATTTATGGACTGCCAAAGAATGGTTATTGCTTGAAAACCTTGCACGAAGAAAAATTAATAAAGAAACAGGTACGACTTATGTCGAATCAGCGGCTGAACTTTATGGTGATCCTCGTCGTGGAGAGGTGCTAACGCCAGTAGGGCAAATGGAGGAAGCCATTGCAGAAATGTTCAGGCATGCGCGTCAGGACAATACTATTATTACCGGAAAGCCGAGAAGTCTTCTTCAGCGAATATATGATTTTATGGAACGTCTTGGCAGCTCCATGAACGGGACTGGATTCCAGTCATTTAATGACATTATCAGTCGTGTCAATTTAGGTGAAGTTGGGGGTAGAGGGCGTGGAGAAATAAGAACATTAAGAGCTACTGAAGCTGAAGTAGGTGTTGTTCCTGAACGGGATATTGGTCGTCCTCTTACTGCTGAAGAAGAAGCCTATGAAGGTAAACCTGTTGCGCGGGTAATACAAGAAAGACCTGATTTCCTTGAACCATCACTTACACCAAGAGAATCAAGAGCACCAATAATATATCCGGGGACTAAGACCGCCAAGGCGCTGGATGCTCTTATGCAAAGAACCAACAATAATCCAAGCAGTAAACAGCTTGCAAATATTGATGGTGCCCCGAAAAAAACTCCGAAATTAAGAAATACTCTTCATAGAGATGTGAGCGCAACATCTATGAGTAGCTTGCGGAGAATGGCTCAAGTGGGCTTAAAGATGGTAGGACCACAACTGGGACCAACGAGTGGAGAGTTATATTGGTACAACCGATATGGCTTGGGTATTGAGGATGTTGTCGGGACTGCAAATATGGAGGAAGCATCTGTTATTTTTGGCATTACATCACAACAACAACCTCCGGAACAAAATCTTTCAGATACTTATCACATCATGCGTACTGCCAGAGAGATTAATCCTGTAGAGGATTCTGAAGGATTCAAGAAAGCGGTGAAAAAGGAAAAGCCTAATGGTAGAAAAATATTTTCTAATGAGAATCAAATAGATCGAATTATTCGTATGTACAAGGAAGGTATTGTTAGCACGGGTGCCTTTAAGGCGACGACATATGGGAGACTGACCCGTGATCGGGCGGCTAATGTTTTCAGTCCATATTCTGTTCAAGATGTGCATATGGCGCGGGTTTTTGGGCATCGTCAAAAAAAGAAGAAAGGAAAGAGAATTGTAGATGACGCGAAGATGCCAACGTCAGATCAAGCCTATCAATATGCTGAATATTTAACGAGCAAGTTGGCAGCAGAAAATAATATCACTCCAGATCAAATGCAGGCTGCATTATGGTTTTATGGGAAAAAATACTTATCACCGATTGGTAAACAAAATCGGTTTACTGGTACTTGGGAATCTGCTTATAAGTACACTGAAAAAGACAGGATGGCTATAGAAGCGCAGGTTGAACAGGGAATTTTTAATAAAAATGAGGCGTTAACACCAGCATTAGCTGAAGGCATCAAATATGTTCGCAAATCAGGGAAGAAAGAAATACCACTTGAAGATGTCCGGCCTAGATTAACTGAAGAAGCCAGAAAGCTGGCGCCCGAGATTCGAGTCGAGGCTGCCCCCGGAAGTAAAAGAGGATATGGATTTCCTGCAGGGGTTACGCTAAAAGCAAAGGTAGATTTTAATAAGGAGGTTCGTGAAAAAATAATAGATGCTGACGGGCAGATTCCAACCCTTCGGATGATGGGTATTCCGCATGAGGTGAAGCTAACATATGGTACGTATGATTCGGGTTTGGTTCCGGGTATTTCTGTCAAATTATTAGGTGGTAATCTGGATCAGACATCTATGGCAGCCAGTGTTTTAGGTGATGCTTTGCTGCAGGATTCTGCCGTTATAATGCAGCCATCTCCCACAGGAGATAAAGTGGGATATGCTGTCAGGAAAGCCAATGGTGAGGCGTTTACTGAGGATGAACTCGTAACCCTTGCAGAAAGTGTGAATCCAGAGCATGACCCTGATGGGTTGAATTTTAGTCAAACCGAACCTGATACAGCTATTTTCATGGACTCCCGTCAATACTGGGATAAGGATTATTTTGTCGAACCTGATGAGGGGGTTGATTCTCCGCTTGATCAATTTTATACTAATCTGACATCTAAATTGCCTGCATCTTTGGACTTAATAACGGGGGCGTATCAACAAAATGGCGACCTTATCGAAGCAAGAGATTATCAAAAAGGCATTGCGAAAATACGGGATCAAGGAATTACCACCCGACGATCCGATCTATACGAGCGGATCAACGATACACTTTATCAACCAATCTGGGACGCCTATAAAAAAGAAGCCACAAGGCTTGAGTTCATCCCGAAAAACGACCAAAGACCAACAATAGCCAATCTTCTTGGCTTTCCTATAACCTCTGACTTTACGCCACTCCCTGAAGAAGGGGTAGCTGCTGCAGTTGAGGCTGTAAAAAAAGAGCGGGCCGATACAAAACCGGGAGCTGTCTCAAGGTTTAGTGAGAAAGCCTCTCAAGAAGCGCAATACATTGGACAGAATCCTGAAAAAGGAATAACACTGCCTGAGAATTTACGCAGTAAGTTCTCTCGGGCTAACGTAGTTCCTTTAGGTAAGGCTGGCGAAGATATCAGAGATCGCCTGATTGGAGGGAAAGGCGAAAAAGATGTTACTCCCGGTGAAACATATATTGAAGCAACAGAAGGAATATTTTCCGGTACTTTCAATCGAATGATGCTGCGTTTTCGTGCGGCTGCGGTTAATCAATATGCTGCTATTGAAAAAATGAATCAACACAAACTGTTTAAAGGATTATTAGCTGATAGCAGTTCGATTGCGAGTGTATTATTTGCAGATCGCTCCAGAGGAACATTAGCGGCTGCTTTGAAATTTGGCGTAGTTACTTATCAAAATGGTGTTACCAGGGTACGTCCGTTTGTGCATAACGGTAAACAATATCGTGGTTTGATTGATGTTATGGCCCAGTTATATAAACTTCCATCCAGTGAGAATCTGGAAGAACTGGCGCAGATGTATGCCATAAGCCGCAGAGCTGGAAGGTTAAACAATCAAGGCAAGATAACCCCGCAAAAACCTGAAGACCAACAAGCAGATAAAGAATACATCGATGCTGAAATAAAAAAATACCTTAATCCCGAGACCGGTAGGCCCATCGTTGAAGAATGGTACGAGGTATGGCAGGCATATAACCAACAAACAGTAAAATTCTTGAAAGATACGGGGGTATTGAGTGATGCACAAGGTGATCATTGGATGCAGCATTCAGATTATTACCCGTTCTATAAACAAGATCATAGTAAAAAGATCAATTTGTTCGCTGCTGTAGGTAAATCCCAAGACTCGGCAAAGCCTATTGATGTGCCAATGCTTAATGCTATTACTCAAAATTTGTCTACGGCTATTAATCTAGGCATGAGGAATGTTGCAAATCAGCGTGTTGTTCGGGATGCAGCAGCTATTGGTATAGCAAGGGATGCAGAAGGAATATCAACTACTGGTGAAGATCATATTATTCATTTCAGGGTGAATGGTCAGTCTCGAAGATTTATTTTCGATGATCCATTGTTGTATAACTCTTTGAGAACATTATCAGATACCGGTCTTGGTCCTGTTGCCTCTGCTATTCTTGGTGGTCCTTCCACTTTATTGCGTGCAATGGTTACTCGCGAACCCGGATTTATTATTGCCAATATGATGAGAGATACTTTATCAGCATATGTAACAAGTGGTTCTGATTTTATGCCGGGTTTAGATACCTTACGTGGATTCACTGATGGTATGGAAACACTGGAATCATATGGCGTTGCCGGGGGTTATGATTTCAAGGATGATCCTCTTGATATAGTGAAATATTTTACTAGGGAATCACGCAGACGAGGCATTAAATCCGGCAAGCTGGGTAAAGCTGAAGAATTGTTTGAATTGCCCGGATTAAAATTGTTCAAGCAGGCTTGGCATCTGAGCGGTCAGGCTTCGACGAGATCTGATGTGGCTACTCGTAATGCGGTTTATAACGATGTCTTGGCGCGTACAGGTAATGAAGCTGAAGCTGCTTTTCAGGCACTGGAAATTATTAATTTTTCAAGAAGGGGTGGCAATGTTTTTCTTAGGCATGTTTTTGCTGCAACCCCATTTCTTAATGCAAGAATTCAGGGACTCGATGTTTTATATCGGGCTTTTATAAAAGGAAGTTATAGTGCTAAACAAGAAGTTTCCAAGAAAAAGATAATTTTAACAGCGATGACAAGAGGTGTTTATTTAACGGGATTAACAGCTTTGTACTGGACAATGATCAGTGATGACGATGAATATAAAAAAGCCAGTCAGCATGAACGTGATAATTATTGGTTATTCCCGAAGCTCTTTGGTAAGGATTCTCCTGCTTTTAGAGTGCCAATTCCATTTGAAGTAGGCATCATATTTAAAGTTATCCCTGAAAGAATATTGGATTATTTACATGGCAGCACTACTCCAAGGCAATTAAGGCAGTCGATGGAGAGAGCCGTGAAGAACACCCTTGCGATGGACCCTCTGTACAACACCGCTTTGTGGGGTCCGTTTTTACAGGCTTATACTAATAAAAACGCATATACGGGTCAGGCCATTGTGCCGATATGGATGCAAGGCGACATTGCACCGGGATTTCAATCTACTTCTCAAACCAATGCGTTAGCCCGTTCGATTGGAGAAACATTAAATATTAGCCCGTTAAAGATTGAACATATGGTTTCAGGATACACTGGAACACTTGGTACTTATGCGTTATCTATGATTGATTCAACACTTAGGCATTCACTTGATCAGCCTGTTTTGCCGAAAAAAGAAATTTATGAATATCCAGTAGTGAAACGCTTTTTTTCTAGCAAGGAAGGTCGCGGGTTACAAGAACAATACTATGAGTTGAAGAAGGAAACTAATCAATTTACATCCACATTACGAGACCTTGCTAAGAAAGAGCGTATTCCTGAATACCAAGCATTTATTAAAAGTCGATCCTATATGTTTGATGTAACGCGTGATGTGGATTCTTTGGATAAACGTATTTCTGATTTACGTAAATACAAAAATTCTATTTTAAGTTCTGATTATTTTGATGCTGAACATAAGGCTGAAGTTAAACGGGACGTAGATTCGGAGATCAACAAGGTTTTGCATAATATACCTGAGTTAATGAGGCGGGCAAAACTGCCAGCATTTGGCTCACCATTACGTTAACTGTTTTTTGTATGCAGGATAATTAATGGAAATAGAACTGCACGAAGGTTTGTTTACGAGCGAGGGGCATTTTATAGAGTTCAGGCTTGGCTCTGATGATTTTGTATGGGTGGATGAGGCTATTTCATCTGATGATGGATCAGTTTCTGATTCAACTGCATATATAGGATCAGAAATTACTAGCCATATTTTTCAGCTAAATGATGCTTTGAATTTTCAAAAAATATTGATTGATATGGGATATAATTTTTTTCCTCTTTTTGAATTAGATCATTTGCGTGAGTCTGCAACTATTCATTAACCATGAAAGGAAGTAGAAGAGATGAGCGATCAATTCAGCGGTGACTTATCCAGAAATGAGGTCGAGATGGATCTCAGTAAATTTCTGGAAATTATGAAGGACAACTCTGATCTCAAGGATAAGATCCGTGAATTGCAAGGGCCAGAGAAAGCAGAGAAAGTTAACCCGTATCAGAAATGGATACACTTAGCGAAGACCATTGATGCATGGCGCATATTTCCACGGGTATTTGTAGGCGTGTATATCTATCTGGTCTATGAGGTTGTTCTATGGTTTATGACTCTCGGAGAACCTAATCTCGAACAGGCAGGTTTGGTGAGCATAATCGTTGGGGCTATGGGGGTCGTCTTTGGAATATATGCCGGAACGGCAGGACAGTCGAAAAAGTTCAAGGGTGAGAATTAGTGAACGAAGCGTTCACATTAATAGCAGATGTTGGCTTTCCAATAGCAATCGCCCTGATTGCAGGGTTTTTTATTTTTCTGACCATAAAATATATTCTTGAAAGCGTTATTGGTCAGGTGAATGGCATACATGGAATTGTTCAAGCCTTAGATAATCGCGTGAAAACCATGAACCATGATATTGTCAGACTTGATTGCACTATGTGCGCGGTGCTTGGAATCAGGCCCGATTTGGGAAGGATCGCCAGAGCCAATGGCAAGGAAGACGCACGGCGTGACTGATGAACATTGCAAATGTTGTCAGCGAATACGGCTTTCCAATCGTTGCAACAATGGGCTTGCTGTATATGATTTATTTTATCTGGAACTTCATCACCCATCAGATAAAGGGGAAATTATCCAAGGCTAATACCACGC